AGGCATTTCGCCGATGTTAGAATCTTTCAATATCTGGTTAACGGCATAGTCCGCCGCGATGTTCCAAAGTTGTGGATCCCTGTCACCAATCCTTACAAGCATGTGTTCAAATACATTGTGCAACACTTCATGTCCAAACAAGAATTCTGCCTCTTTGGGTGTAAGTGAATCTATAAATTTAGTGTTATAGAAGAAATGTCTGCCATCTGTACCTGCTGTGGGACACCAGTCGTCTGCATTAATCAGTTTCAATCTAGTTGCAAGGTTGCCAAAGAAAGGGTGTTTCAATAACAAGGCAATCCTTGCTGTCACTAGTTTGTCTATTATTCTTTGATCGTGATAGTCAGCCATTATTTAGACTCCATAGCAGTTATGACATACTTGCCAAACTTCTTATGGAACCTATCAAATGATTTTAACTTGCTAGGATCGAACGGAAGTTTGTAGTTTGTTAAGGCAATCTTCGCACCCATAACAACCAACTCTGTCTCAAAGTTGTCCATCATGTAGTTGAAGAACCTGTCTGCTTGTTCATTCCAAGTTTTGTCTTTCTTCTCGTGTGCCTGTTGTAGTTCATAGCACAGAGAAACTGTCAACGAATACATCGCTGATATTTCTTTACTCTTAAGGTCTTTAACCTTACCGCTCAATATATCAGATGGGTTAGGTAACTGGCCGCTAATCTTACGATGATTCATAAACTTAACGGCCAGGCCTTCTCCTACGCAACCTGCAACGAGGTCAGTGAGCGTACTTTCTGGCAGGTCATCTGATAGAAGTTGGGAAACGAAACTCCATGATCTTGGAGTTGCAAATGATCTAGAACTACCTCTAGGATCAAAATCGTATAAATCTTGTTTGGCGAATGTGCAGTAACCCACGACGTCTGCGTGTATGTGTTCATTAGTTGCCCACTGCAACCAGTCCTCGAAGTCCACTCTAAGTTCAATGTGGACGAATCTGTTTGCCAACGGAGCCGGCATCCTGTATGTGACACCTTTGTCTGAGTCTCTGTTACCCGCCGCAACGATCGACACGCCTTCTGGTAGGTGATACTGTCCCACTCTCCTGTTCAATATAAGTTGATATGCCGCCGCCTGTACTGCCGGAGCCGCTGAGTTCAACTCATCCAAGAAAACTATTGCATTAGACTTGGGATCAGTTGGCAGTTCTGCCGGACTTGCCCAAACCATGTTGTTCTCTTTTGAATTGTAATAAGGAATACCTTTGATATCTGTTGGTTCCCATAAAGGAAGTCTGATGTCAATGACCTCTCTTGCTTCTGCGTCTGCTATCTGTTTTACAATGTCGGATTTACCAATACCTGGTGCACCCCACATCATGATCGGTCTCTGTAATTTAATACAATGTGTTAATGCTGATTTCGCCTCGTTAGGTGAAACTGTTCTGTTTTGACTGCCTATTGCGGCCTCTTTGTTCTTTGCTTTTGCCATTTTGTACGCTCCTTTTTAAAATGTTTATAATACCATTATAGCAGGAATGTGTATATGGTCAACCTGGTAAATGTGGCTAAAAAGTCGCAGTTTTATTGACTTTTTTGTTCATCCATTTTGCTCATTGCCCTTGAAAGTCCATATTTTGTGATATCTCCAGCGAAAAGCATCAGTTGTAATGCCATTTTTTCCATGGTAACAATTATCTTTTTCTTGTCAACAAAGTATGGGCAGTCAACGAATTCATCCAACCAAAGATATGTTTGAGGAGTGAATATTACTTTGGCAGGAAACTTGATGTCGTATGTCTTGATGTCTAGTTTTTCTAGCATCTCAAGACCCTGTTTTGTTAGTCGCAAAGATCTGGCCTGGTAACTTTCACGTACATTCTGCCACCAAGTGTAGTAATTGGTCTTGATGCTTTCGTCGTGTGTGGGTTGTTCCAGCAGTTCGAGGAATGTTCGTGTGTAGGCTGTCTTTCGATCCATATTGCTATTTAATGGGCGGAATTATCGTTTGAATTTTTCACCGGTCTTCAAAAGGTAAACAGCAAACTTGTCTGTGTTATGTTGTGCGTTCAACTTCTTGGCCAGGTTCTCTGCGTGTCCAGGGTTGGAGAATGACACCTTCTTGTATTTTGGACCTGGGTAATTGGCGACCAAACTCGACGACTTCAGGTTGATTGGTTTACCATCGTAGAAAACAGCCCAGATGCCTTCCGCCGCTAGGACCTCGTCCATTTTGAAGGTGGCTTTGTTGCTGTGTTGTAATAACACTATTGGTTTTGGTCTCGACATAGTTGAGATACTCCTACAACTATATTTACCAAAATTTTGGTGTTGCTATTTGCCTTTAAACTCTCCGCCGTCCATTTCGATGTTGATCGTCTGTGCCTCTCGAGCGGTCTTTAACGCTTCTATAATCTCTTCTTGTATGGTGACCATACGTGTCATAACTTGGGTAAGGCTATCGGCCAATTGGTCCGCTTCCTTGGCAGGTATGACGATCTGACGTTCACCCTTTTGCCGTAGGGTTCTGATCCTACCTATTAGATCCTCTATGGGTCTAGTTTGTATCTTGGAATTCTTTGACTGCATTGTTCAATACCTGTTGCATTTCTAGTTTGGTCTTCATTGGGCCTTTGTACTCGTACCTCGAAAGGGTTATCATCTTGGGACAGTAGGCCTTACGCCAACCCTTCTCGAAACAGATTATGTAATAACCTGCACAGAACTGACTCTTGCTATTCGGTGCCTTTGTGTAAACGGGTAATTGCTTCTGCACGTCAAACATCGGATTGTACGGATGCTGGCTACAAGAAAATCCATGCACGTCAAAGTTGTCTGTTTGTATCTCATCTTCGGCTTTCTTCACATCCGATTGATCAAATATGTTGAAACCAAACCTTGTGAACAGGCTCTCTTTGGTATGGAAAACTTGCCTTTGATCTTTTTTGCTGAGGAAGATCCAGCCATTGTTGTCCTGCCTACTAAGGGTGCCTAGTTTTTGTCCGTTTTGCTCAACTATCCAGAACTTGTCCTTGACTAGGGTCTTTGCTCTCACTGTCATGATACTAACCTCGCATTAAAGGGCTCAACATACAGTTGCGCCTGCTCACTAATCCTATTTAAATCGTACTTGGCACAGAACCGCATGAATCTGATTCCAATTTGGTCTATGCTTTTGTTTTCGGCCTTTGCTTGTTCAATAGTCTGATCTAATTCTTCTACTATGGCATCTGGTTGTGCGTGTAAATCAACCAGTAATCTATTTCGTTCATAATCTTCCAAAACTCTGTGTTCGTTGCCATCATGGTCGACCCATTTGCTTAACATCAGGTTGTTCCATGTGTAACCTTTTTCGTGCCTGTCAGCGAATGCTTCTTGTAATCCTATCTTGTTCTTTGTGCCTTTGGTACGCACTCCTGGGTATGCTGAAAAAATGTTATCTGAAGGATCACCTCTCATTGCCTTCTCGAATATCATCCATTCTGTGTCTGGAGCGGGTTTAGGTGCTTTCAATTTTTTATCTATTACAGGTTTCCCTTTTGCATCGAACCAACCTTCGTGTGTGAGCGTGATCTCGCTTATTCCATTGTACTGTTTCACCAGTGGTGTCACAAGTTGGTTAAGATCCTTGTCAGTGCTTATGATCACATGATTGTCATCCGGATGATTGTCTATCCATCTTGCTATGAGATCATCCGCTTCTGCCCTTGGGTTTCTAAGCACAGTCGCATTGGTCTTTGTTTTGATGAAATCACAGAAGTCATCGTAACACTCCCAGAATACTTCGTTCTCTTCTTTCTCTTTCTCTGACATGGCATCTATGGTTTCTTTCCTGTTTCTCTTGTATGGTGCGTAGTGATCTTTACGCCAACTACGTCCTTCTAAACAGAACACCACGTGTGTGCCGTCAAAGTCCTGCCATGCCTTCTTTATGCTGTTCATCATGATGTGTATGGCCATGCCAACCTTCTCAGAAGTGTCACCCCTGATCACGTGTCTAGCACGGAAGAATGTGTTTGCTGTGTCTACGAGAATGTGTGTCATATTATTTTTCCATTTAATTCGTCCAGACCAAATTCTAAGCCTTCTAGTTCTTCTGGCTTGCCGTTTGGATAATCAGGCTTAACTTGGAATTCTTCACCTGTTGTTTCACTTTTACATCCTGCAAGTAGCCAATCCCATTTAAAGTCACCTTTCACTACAAAGTCATTTAGAACTTCATATCTACCATCAGGCATTGTTTTTAATAATTCTTCTTTGCATTCATCTATTGTGTTGAACCATCCTCGCATTTGAAAATATTGTTGTGATTCTATAGGACTATGCCCAATAAGGTATGCAAGTATGAGGATTTTGAAATCACCCATCTACCCCCACCAGTTTTGCGTAAACTTTGGAAGTTTTTTCTTAATAGGAGTCCATATCGCCGCTTCGGCCCTACCTATGAACTTAGGTCTAGGAACCATCCAACCGATCAAAACACCAAGTAAAAAATAACCCATTATGATACCTCAGTCTTTCCGTCGTCACGTCTGTTGATCTGTACGTATCCAGATCCAGTGACGTCTATTCCTTGCTCATTGCCGATAGTCCTACAGAGTGTTTGGAACCATCTGTCAACGATCTCTTCTTCAGATTGCCCTTGATATCCACTTTGCTGTAGCATATTCACGAACTCATCATTCCAGTCCAGTTCAAAAAATCCATTCCTAGGATTCTCAGGATTAACATTTAGATTGAGAACTTTAACAATTGGCTCTTCGCTTTTCTTCTTGCCTTTTACGTTCTTTTTCTTAATAGTTGTCTTTGCTGTTTTTCTAACTTTCATATACTATATTTTACTTTCTTTTGCCAAATTCGTCAACTTCTTTCTAAGTATGAAGTATTTCCTTTGGTTAGTGTCGTCCCTGATGTCTAATATATCTAAATCAAACATATTAGATAGTTCTATTATAAAAGGTACATTCCAAGCATAGAACTCTATCCATTTGGCTTCTGGTTTATCGTGTTGCACACCTGGATTTACCCTAAAGAACATAGTCCCTCCATCTGCTAACAATTCTACACATTTTTCCATTTCGGCAATGATTTTATCTCTGTTACCAAAGTTTACTGAGCCTAAACACAATATGACATCAAACTTCTCGTCAGTCTTGTAGTCTAACGTGCCTGTCTTAAAGTCTGCCAGATCGTTGTATGGGTCTATGCCAATAAGGTTATCTATCTTGCCTTTGAACTCGTTATAACCACATCCTACGTCCAACACAGCACGTGGTTTGAGACTGTTGACTTCGTCTATCAATGCTAGACCCGAGTACTTCCATTTCTTCATGTCGTTTTGCCAATACTTGGAGAAGTATTTGTGTAGGCAGGCGTCGTCTATTGCTTCTACATATTGCTCTAGTGTGTCACATCTTTTGACTTTTC